GTGGCCTCCATCACCCCTCACAAGGACGGTTGGCGCGTTCAGCTGTCGGTTCTAGGCGAACGCGATTCCAAGGTGCTGCGCACAAAGCGCGAGGCGAATGCCTGGGCGGCCATGCGCGAGCACGAGATGCGACAGCGCAAGGATCTCTCGCCGGCCGAACTGCACACGCTCCGCGAGATGCTCGAGAAGTACGATCGTGACGTGATTCCGGGCAAGCGCGGGTCGCGCCCCGAATCGCTGCGCCTGCGAGCGTTCCTGCGCAACTTTCCAGATTTGGCCGACAGGAAACTGTCTGATGTGAAAACGCCCGATCTCGCGGCGTGGCGCGACGCACGGCTGAAAGGTTTCGTGGGGAGCGATGGGGAGAAAGTGCCCGCTGTGTCGCCGGCATCGGTGCAGCGCGACATCAGCTGGTTGCGCAACGCGTTCAGCATCGCGCGCAAAGAGTGGCACTGGATGGAGTCGAACCCGTTCGAGGGTTTCCGGCTGCCTGCCGATCCACCACCGCGCGATCGTCGTGTGCACCCGCACGAGGTGCGCTTGATCTGCCGGCTGCTCGGGTATCGGTCCGGCGTTGCGCCGGAAACGAAGAGCCAGGAGGCAGCGCTCGCGTTCCTCGTGGCTCTTCGCTCGGCGATGCGGGCCGGCGAGATCTTGAGTCTGGGGAAAGCGACGCTCAACTTGCGGCGCCGCGTCGCGACAGTCGATCACAAGACGCAGCACCTGACGGGAAAGCCGCGCGAGGTGCCGCTATCTCGGCATGCGATCCGCCTGTTGAAGCCCGTTGCAGACCGTGAAAAATGCTTCACGATCACGTCGGGCTCACTCGACACGCTGTTCAGGAAGGCGCGCGATCGTCTGGCCGTCGCGCATCCGGAGATCGCTGAACTGCATTTCCACGACTCCCGTGCCGAGGCGTTGACGCGCCTGTCGAGGAAAGTCGACGTGATGACGCTGGCGAAAATCAGCGGCCACGCCGACCTGAAGATCCTGCACAAGACATACTACCGCGAGTCCGCCGAGGACATCGCGGCACGTCTCTAGGCGCACGCGCGGGCCTCGTCGACCTGTTCGATCGGGATCATCCCGCACCGGTTCAGCTTGAGCTGGCCGGTCTTCACCATCTTGCTCACGGTTGCGCGGCTCAGGCCCAGCATCTCGGCGGCCTGAAGCTGCGTGACCTGAGTCGGCCGCGGATGCGTCTCCGCGTAGAGCTGAACCGCGCGACGCGCGACGCTGATCACTTCGTTCGCTTCCATTATCGTGCCTCCGGGAATTCGTCGTGCGTGTGGCCGTCTAGCAGGCGGCCGGCGGTGCGCTTGCCTGTGCGATGCACCATCGCCCAGCCGTCGCCGCTCGCTGCGCCGCGTAGATAGTCCTCGACGCGATAGCCGCCGGCGACGACATGCCCGTTGTGAGCGATCGCCGCAGTCTCGAAGCGGCCCGCGCCGAAGTCGCCCGAGCCCGGCGCCCATTCACCGTGCTGTTTGAAATGAAACGCAACGCCGGCGGCTGCGCACTGATCGCGCAGCGAGCGGGCCCAGTCCGGATGCATCGGCCGCGCGCCGGGGCCGCTTTCGCCGCCGACGATCACCCAGTCGACACGCGGTAGCTTGACCGGGGCGATGTGAGCCTGGCGCAGGTCGACGGGACCAAGAAGCGGCTCCATCGACAGGAAGCGCACGCGTGCGGGCACCGCGAGCAGCTTCGGGATGTCGCGATCGGCCTCTACCTGATCGACGATCGTCGCGCCGAGCCAGACGTTGTCCGGCAGCCGCGGCTCGTGCAGGCAATCGAGGTCGAAGCGGCGCGCGGCGGTCTCGCTGATCATCGGCAGCACGTTGCCGATCCGCTTCGTCAACAGCAGCCAGTCGAGGTTCGGTGTCTTCTCGATCAGGTCGAACAGATCCGCACGCCACGCAGGATCGACGGCGTTGTCGAACACGTCGGCGAGCGACGCGCAGAAGACGCGGCGGCGCGCGATCACCAGATTGAACGATGCGCAGCGGACTTCGGGGCATACCACGAGGCCGTTCGCACTGCCGGGCTGATCACCGCGCCAGCCGCACGCACGGCACTGCAGGAACGGCCGCGCATTCCAGGAGATGGGCTTGCGCCAGTTCGCCGGCGACGTGCGGCGGCGCGGGGCGCCGGGCCCCCAGTTCACGGCCGTGCCGCCGGCGAAGCGCGCGTTCCGGGCTTCGGCGTAGCAGTGGCCACAACCCGGGCCGACCTTCTGGCAGCCTTCCCACGGGTTGAACGTGTGGTCGCACCACTCGATTTTGGTGTTCTCGCTCATGCGTTGCCTCGGTAGGTTTTCGTGAAATCTCGGTCGACGGCCTTCCCGCGCGAGCGCACGACGTTCGCAAGCCGCGCGCGATCGTGATGGCTGGCGGGCGACTGGCGCAGCAGACCGAAATAGCTGTTGGCGAGCTGATGAAGTTCATCGGCCGGTGCGGCCGCGACGCGGCGCAGCGCTTCGTTGCGCGTGCGCTTGCGCACCGAGCGCGCCCACGGCCGGATGACGTGACCGACGAAGTCGACGCCGCGGTCGATGGGCTGCAGGATGGTCTTGCTCGGGTTGATGCGCACGCCGAGGCGTTCTGGCAGGAATGCCGTCACGTCGGCGAGCACATGGTTCAGCCAGTCGGCCGACTCGTGCAGGAACACGAAGTCGTCGACGTAGCGGATGTAATGCCGGGCGCGCAGCTGGTGCTTCGCGCGCTGGTCAAGCACGTTGAGGTAGACGTTCGCGAAGAACTGGCTCGACAAGTTACCGATCGGCAGTCCGCGATTGTCGGGCTGCTCCATCAGGCGCTTGTGCGGCGGAACGCGAGCCAATAGCGCCCGGTTGCCGCGGAATTCGAAGTCGCCCCGTGGATCGTGCATCAGCACGAGTTCCGTCAGCCGCCGCCAAAACGGCTCCGGGATATTCGGCGTCAGCAGATCCAGAAGGATCGTCTTGTTGATCGAGACGAAGAAGTTCGCGAGGTCGGCCTTCAGGTAGTACGCCGGGCGCGACCAGTTTTGCGTGATGCTTCGCACCTTCGCCTCGAGGCGCTGCGCGGCGTACAACGTGCCGCGTCCCGGGATGCATGCACACGAATCCGCGACGAACGCGCTTTCGAAGCGCGCGCCGATGCGGTTGTAAAGCAGGTGATGTACTACGCGGTCGCGGAACGTCGCGGCCCACACCTCGCGCGGCTTCGGTCGCGTGATGACGAAGCAGATCGAGCGCCCAGGCGTGTAGCTGCCTTCGGTCAGCTCGTCGTACAGGTGACGCAAGTTGTGTTCGAGGTTCGCTTCGAATGCCAGCGCAGTCGCGGTGTTGCGCTTCGTGCGCCGGCAGTCGAGATACGCCTCGACAAGTTCGGTGAATGAGACACGAGCATGTGCATTCCAATCTGCGGACGGCGCGCGCGCGGAGCGCGGCGCTCTTGCCGTTGTTGTTCTGGTTGCCGTTGTTGAAGTTCTGATACCAGGCCCAACCGGATCGATCGTGCTATCTACGTCGCTCTGCTGAAGGCCCTCGCCGATCAGCGGAGAAACTGCGCTGGACCGGACCGCACGCTGGCGGCCGGTATCCGTTACGCGCATGTCGGTGCCCTTGTGAGGCAGCGGCACGACCAGATTGAAATCTCGCTCAGTCATGGCGGCCATGACCTCCATGAAGCGGGCGATTTGCGGCGCGACGCCACCCATTGGCCTGCTTCCCGATGCTCGTGGTGTGCTCGATGGCCTTGGCATATGCCGGCTTCGAGATCAGCCGCTTGTCCATCGCGAGACGCAGCAGCAGCTCGATCACCTGCAGGCGCTCGAGCAATTCCATCAGGTGCGGCGCCTTGTCCTGCGCGACGTTGGCGCGGAACACGAGAACCGTGATCTCGATGCACTCGACGCTGATCTTCTCGCCGATTGACCGCTTGAAATCACGCTGCATGTTCTTGACCAGGTCCGTCACCACGTCGAGCAGGGTGTAGGCGACCTTGTAAATGGGAAGCTGGTTGTGGGTGGCCATGCTGGGTCAAATGATCAAATTACCGAAGGGATAAATCTGCGGACGGCGCGCGCGCGGAGCGCGGCGCTCTTGCCGTTGTAGCCCTGGTCGCCGTAGCTGAAGGTCTGATACCAGGCCCAACCGGAGTTTGATTCGTGCGGCTGGTTCGACCAGTACCACGCCGGTTGAAACTCGCTCTTCAGGTTGGCGAACAGCAGCGATTGCTCGCGGCGCATCGGCAGCGTGCCGCCCTGTTCCTCGGCCCACTCGCCAGCTTCGGCCCACTCGATATCTTCGGCCTCGCCGGGCAGCAGGATCAGGTGATAGTCGGCGTCGCCGTTCTCGCCGAGCACGAGGCCCGCGTAACGCTCGCCGGGCGCGAGGGTGATCGTGACGCCTTCGACGCGGTATTCGTTAGAGGCTTGCTTCTCGAACGCCGCGATCATTTCGCCGAACTTCGTATGCTCGGCCTTCAGTGCTTCAAGCGTGATCGTCATTGCGATGCTCCGTTGAAAATGGATGAAGGGTTAAATGGGCAATCTGCGGACGGCGCGCGCGCGGAGCGCGGCGCTCTTGCCGTTGAGGCTCTGGAAGCCGAAGCTGAAGTGCTGATACCAGGCCCAACCGGATTCACGGTGATGGGTCTCGTTGCTCCAGTACCAGTCGCGTTCGAACAGGTCGCGGTGGTTCGCCCAGAGCATTGCCTGTTCAATGCGGTTCGGCAGATCGCCGCCGATCGATTTCGCCCAGTCAATCTGTTCTTGCCACGTGGCCTCGGCGTTGTCGCCCGGCAGCAGAATGACGTGGTGGAAATCGCCGTTCTTGTCGCCGATCGCGCCGACGTAGACTTCGCCGTCGGCGAGCGGGGGAAGCTGGATCTGTTGCATGGTTGCTCCTGAGTGAATGGTGTTGCAGTGAATGACGAAATTCGCGTGGCTATCGGGGCATCCATTCGGTACCGCGCACGATCCGGCCAACCGGTTCGAGCACAAGCACCTCGGATTCTTTTTCGCCGCGCACGAGCGCGCGGCCGCGTTTCTGGGCTTTCTCGATCGAGTCATGGCGCTGCGGCTTGCAGTAGCGGCCGACCGTCACGAACAGCGGCGCGCGGGCGCCGACCGGGCCGAGCGTTAGCTCGTCGATGCGGGCCTCGAGCGTTGCTGCGTTCGCGCGCCAGGTGTCGGCCTTCTGCTGCAGTTCGGCGTTCTCGATTTGCAGCTGCGAGATCTGGCTGGCTGCGTCTGCGACGAGGGCCTCGTTCGCAGCGACAAGGCGTTCGACCTCCGCACGAAGATCAGCAATGACCTGTGCGTTTTCGATATGGCCTATGGCTGCCGGCGGCAGGCTCGCGATCGCTTCGGCGAGGGTGGGCTTGGCGACGGCGAGAGCATCCTGAGACGGATCAGCGGCCGGCGCCGACGCGGTGTCACGCGGCACGGCCGCCGACGGTGTGCCGCGCACGAGCCAGTACACGTATTCATTGCCGCCGCCAGCGCGCTTCTCGCGCTCGACCGTGCCGCAACCGAGCATCCGGTTCAGTTCCTTTGTGACGTCGAGCTGCGGCAGCCCGGTCCCGTTGGCGATCGACTTCGCAGTGGCCTCCGACGACCGGCCGAGGTAACGTTCGATGTCCTCTTTCATGCAGCCTCCCGAACATGGCGCTGCGCGGCAGCCGTTACCTGACCGTCCGCAACCCAGAATGCTTCGATGCCTTCCGGCAGCCCCGCAGGCGGCGTCTTGAGGCTCATGAACACGAGCGCGGTGTCGATCTGCTTCGCGTAGGCCAGATCGTCGAGCCAATAGAGCAGGCGATCGCGCTCGGCGCCGACCACGACGTCCGCTCGATCGAGCACGAGCAGCTTCAGGCCCGAGAAGTGTGCGATTGCCGCGGCGATGTGCGCGTCGACGCGCCAGCGCTCAGACTCGGACAGCAGCGCGTAGGCGCGGCCGCTCGCGAGGATCTCCATCTCGGGCGTGATCGTCACGTCGGCCCACTCGGACATTTCGGCGAGTGCCGTCAGCTGCTCGTTCACCGGCGTGATGGCCTCGCGCAGCAGGTCGGCGGGGATGCCGTTCGGCGCGAGCGCGTCGGCGATTGCCTCCCATGCCACGACGTCGTCGTGCAGCGCGGCGGCAGACTTCGCCAGATCCGCAGCGCTGGCGGCGCGCCGCTCGATCTCGCGCAGCGTTGCGATGTCGGTGTCGAGCTGTTTTCGGCGGCGCTGCAAGTCAGCCAGCTCGGCGCGTGCAGCATCGCTACTCTCGCGCGCGGCGGCCGCGCTGCTGTCGTCGGCATCGTCTTCGAGCGCGCGCAGCTGCGTTGCGGCCGCGTCGGCTGCTTCGAGATCGCGTTTGCGACTCGCTGCGGCGTTCTGCAGCGTCTTCAGGCCCTGTTCGTACTCGGGCAGCTTCGCGATCGCTTCATCGTCGCGCGCGGCCGCCGCGGCGGCCGACGACAGAACGCCGTTCAGGTAGCGCAACAGCGCGCCGCAATCCGGGCACGTGCATTCGGTGCCCACGGGTACGACGCCCGCACGGGCACGCATCGCCTCGACCCGGGGCAGGAAGTCGGCGACCGCGTCGTCGGCGCGCTGCGCGGATTCCGCAGCCTTCGCGTAGCCGGCGGCACGAGTGCGTAGATCAGCCAGCTTCGCCGCGCGGGCGCGCGCCGCGCTGTCTGCCGCATCCGCTGCGCCGATCTGCTGCTGCAGTTCGCCGATCTGGTCGTCGAGCGATGCGCGATCGTTGACCGCCTTGCGAAGCGCGGATTCGTCGAACTCGACCACGGCCGGACGCCAGGTCGCTGCCTTCTGGCTGCCGTACGTCTCGCCGGTCGCGTTGCGCCATGATTGCTTCGCGCCGCGCGCGCGGTCCGCCGCTTCCTTGTGCGCGGCGTCGAACCCGGCGCGAAGCATCGGCGTGATCGCATTGAGCCGCGCCGCGTCGTGCGCCGGCAGCGCGTCGGGGCGCAGGCCCAGCTTGCTGAGCAACCGGACGCGCATTTCGTCAGCGCCGATCTTCACGCCCATCAGGCCGTACAGGAACGCCCGGCGCTCGGCCGCGTTGAGCTGCGCGAAGCGCTGCGCATCGAGCACGAGAGGTAAGCGCGGATCTTCGGCGAGCTCGCGCTTGATCTTTCCGCCGGGCAGCGCGACGGTGTTCGCCTGCTCACCGCACGCGACGACGATCTGGCCGGACTCGGCGCCCTCGGTGACGAGCGCGCCGTATTCCTTCTTCAGCGCGACGCGCACGGTGTCGCCCGTGAGCGCCATGCGCACGGATTCCTGCAGGCTGCTCTTCCCGGCGCCGTTCGGGCCGGCGAAGAGCGCGACCGGCTTCGAGAGCCGCACGTCGGCCGCGCGGATCCCGAGCACGTTCGAGACGTAGATGTCGGTGATCTTCACGCTGCCTCCTCGGCATCGTTGCGAGACTTGAGAACGGTGCGATTCCCACTTTCGTCCATCGAGCTGACCACGCCGCGTTGCTCGAGCTGTTCGATCAGGCGCGCGGCGCGGTTGTAGCCGATTCGGAAATGACGCTGGACTGCAGATACAGAGGCGCGCTGCTCGGCGACCACGAATGCCTCGGCGTCGGCATAGAGAGGATCGTGATTACCTTGCTCCTCGTGCCAGGACTTCCAGCCCTTCACCCATGCGATGCACAGCTCGCCAGCCATGACCGGGCACTCGCTCTCGGGCTTGCCGTCGGCGGCGGCCTTACGGCCGGCCGCGAACTGCTCGTCGAGCTGCGCCTGCGTCGGACCGTCACCGAGCTTCGGCACTTCGCGGAATTCGGCGTCGACGACGTCGCCGTCGTTCATGCCGTCGCCGTCCTCGTCGGTGTATTCGCGGCCGAGGTCAAGGCCGCGCTGATCCGATTCGCCGCGCACCTCGTCCATGCCTTCGGTGTGCTCGCCCGGGTTGGCCACGACGACCAGGACGGTTTTCCCACTGGCCTCGTAGAGCTCGTGCAGGTTCGGCTGGGAGCCGCCAAACTTCACGACCGCCTTGACGCCGTCCTTGATCGTGATCTGATCGAGATCACCCTGCACGACGATGCGGCCGTTGCTGGCGATCAGGTGCGTCGCCATCTTCACGTTGTGGTCGACGCGCGCACGCAGCCGGTCGATGACGTCGTTCTGCTTCTTCTCGGAGAGCTTGACCCACAGGTCCAGCAGCAGCTTGATTTCGGTGACGAGCGCGGAGAGCAGGTCTTTGCCGATCGATTCGGCGGTCATCTGGAGTACGTGTTTGTCGGTCATGTCGAAATCCTTGGCGGCGGTAGGCGCCCGTTAGTCGGCGTTGATCGGGTTGCGCGGCCGACGGCCGGCAGGCGTAGTCGTCTGGGCGGTTGCCTTGCCGGCGGCCGACTGTTCAGCTGCCGCGGTGATCGCGCGCATGCGCGCGGAGGCCAGGGCGTTCAGCTCGGCCTTGGCGGTTTCATCCGGCACGCCGCTGATCGCGCTGCGGGCGAGGTCGAGGTCTTCGGGCGTCTTGGCGGACTCGATGTCTTCGCGGATGCCGCGCACGAGGCCGGCGACGTCGAAGTCGAAACCGCCTTGGCCGTGGCCGTCATCCTCCTGCTTGCCGTCCTGGTCGTCGAGCGGACCTGCTTGCGTGGCCGCCGGTGACGCGCCGTGCGTGTGCGATTCGGTCGCGGCCCCCGTTTGCGCCTGCGATGCGCCGCGCGGGACTTCTTCGGCGGGCTGAGCGCGGCCGCCGCGCAGCTCGTCGATGGTCGTGCTGTAGACCGTATAGGAACCGTCCGGAGAGATGTCGACGACGTCTGCCTCTTCCTCGGAAGTGCGACCCATGCCCATGACGATGTCGGGTGCGTGGATGTTGCCGAAGAAGCTCCCGGCGCGGTACTGGAACATCAGCGCGCGCAGCCCGGTCTGCCACTTCGATCCGGATTTCCCGAACCAGCCTTCCTCGACAACCATCTGCATCGTGACGGGCGCCGACTCGATGACCGGCATGCCGAGATCACGGTACAAGTCGAGCATCCGGCCCGGGTATTTCCTGAGATCGTCGGGCGACAGCCGCGGCTCGGGCGTACCCTTCGGGAGCGCCCAGGCGATGCACTCGATGTCGTCGACCTCGACTTCGCGCTCGGCGAAGATCGGCCGGCGGGCTTCGCGATCCCAGCCGGTCTTTTCCTTGTACGCGGCCTTGATGCGTCCGCGATTGACCATCTGAAAGCGCAGCGGTGTGAATCGCCCCGACGCGTTGATCGCCGCGATCACGAACTTGCCGGACCAACGCAGCTTGCCCTCGATCATGTCGGCGTTCTGCATCACGGCTGTGATCGACATGCGAACGGCGCGCGCGACCTCGATCGCGACGAGACAGTTGCCGATCGCTGACGGGTTTTCGACCCAGTGCTCTTCGTTTCCGGCCTTCTTCAGATTGTGTGAACGAAACTGCGCGGGTACGGCGTCGCTGCTGGCATATGCCTTCGCGATCCGGTTCGCGAGCGAGAAGCCGCGCTCGGTGAACATGTCGACGGCTTGATCGGGCGTCAGGGAGGGGACGCCGCCAGCGGCCTTTACGTCTTTCAGTTGAACGGGGGTGCTCATCTTGATGTGCTCTCGCTATTCGTGGAATTGACAGGTGCCGTAGCGCGGGCAGTATTTCTTGTCGCACAACAGCGATTTCGGATTGGGATAGAAGCGACCGGAACGGAACATGTCGGCCGCGAACTGGATCAGCCCGGGTGTTTCTTCGGTGCCGAGCATCACGCGCTTGGCGTTCTTCACCGGCGCGGTGGCCACCTCGGGCGTTCCCTTCGTCTTCAGGCCGATGATCTCGGCCGTGTCAGCGATCAATTCGCCGGTCGTGTGCTCGTAGAGCATCTCGTAGGTACCGATCTGCGGCCCGTGGCCCTTCGTGACAGCGACACCCTGGGCGACAGCCTTCGACCCGCTTTTCAGGTCAGCAATGCCCGGGCCGAGCGCCGTGCGCCGGACGCGTGCGCGGTCCATCGTGCCGGTGAGGCGGATCACGATTCCACCGCCGCAATCGATGTCGAGCGGCTTCGTTTCCATCTCGACCGCGACGAAGTCGTACCGCGGCGTGATCTCGAGGCAGTACTTCGTCGTGAGCGAGATGCCGATGCGCTCGGCTTCCTTCAGGTTGAGATCGTCGCTCTCCGGGTTGTACTCGTTCGATGGGTCGTAGAGCTTGTCGATGAACGCGCCGGCCGCGTCGTCGACGGTCAGGCCAGAGCCATCGAGCACACTCTGGTCATAGGCGGCCGTGCCGGCGTGGATCGCGGTGCCGAGCGCGGCGCGTAGGCCGACGACGTTGCGCATCTTCAGGAGGTGGATTGCCTCCCACCGGTAGGCGCACTCGAAAAGTGCGCCCCAGCTCGACGCCCGCACGGTGTAGACAGACCGGTTCACGCCGCACCTGCTGCTTCGGCTTCGGCTTCGGCATCCGCGGCCGGCGCCGGCATCTTCTCGATGCACACGTACGGGAAGCGCTCGGGGAACGGCTTGATGTGCTTGTAGAAGTGCGAGCCGAGCGAGTCGGCGCCCTTGAGCGCGTCGAAGTTTGCCTGCGTGAAACCGGTGTAGTGGTACAGCGACGTCGGCGCGGCGGTCTTGCGATCCTTGAAGCAAACGGCGAGCGTTTCGGTTTCGGCGTCGTAACCGATGCTGTGGATCTGCGACGACTCGACGGGCTGGGTGTCGATGGTTTTCATCTCGGATGCTCCTGACGGTGGCGAGCGCCGACAGCGCGCAAGCTTGAGGCGCGACGGCACTGGATTCGAAGGAAAGGGTGGAAGCCGCACCCCGCGGGATGCGAGGCGATGCGACTAGGGGCGTTACAGAATGCCGAAGTGCCTGGTCAGGCCGTCGACGACAACCGTGGCAACGGCGACAGCAATCAGGATGGCGACGACAAGGGCGCGCGCGGCGCGCGGGTGCCGGCGCTCGAAGAGGTCGGCGTGGTCGGTGAAGCGTCTCATGCGGGCCTCGTGACAAAGGCGGCGACGGCCGTGCCGTCGGCATTCAACCTGGCGAGCACGAACGTGCACGCCGCGGCGATCGTGAGCGCGACGAGGTAACCGGCTATGGGATTCCATTCGAAGAGTCGGTCGAGCAGCGCGCCGAGGTAGTCGAAGGGCGTGTTCATCCGAGGCTCCGTAGGTAGGGGCCGGCTATGTACGCGCCGTACCAGAGGAGACCGGCCGCAGCGCCGTATGCCGCCGCCCATGCCGAGCCTTCGATCACGTAGCGCATGCGTGATACAGGCGATCGCTTGTTTTTGCGCGATACAGGCTGGAGGCTGTTAAGAGCAGCGCGCATTAGTGCCCCCTCCGAAGGTTCCGCTCGGCGAACGTCGCGACGTTGTGCTTCGTGCGGTCGAGGATCTGCTGCGCGATCGCCTCGCTGCCGACCATGGCGATGCCGAGTGCGGCCTTGCTGATCAGCATTTCCATCACGTTCGCGAGGGCGTTCGGATTGCCATACGCGCCGGATTCACGCACGTAGTCGGCGATCAGCTTTTCTGCGAGGTCGCCGCATTCGGCAGGGGATTTGAGGTAACTCATCAGTCAACTCCGGCAATGGTGATGTGCCGCATCTTCTCCGGCGCAGCCTTTCGGCCGGCCTTGATCAGTGCAGCGTCGAGGGCAAGGCGCACGCCGGAAGTCAGCAGCGGCTTACCGTTGTGCCGCGCCGCGTCGTCCTCGGCGGCGATCAGTTCGAGGGCCATGAGCGCGTCAGCTTCCACGCCCGGCGCGAAAATGGCTTTCGCCTCCTGAACCAGCTTCAGCGCGCGCTCTTTCATCCAGTACGCGTCGTGCTCGTAGCTCGGATCGCCGCGATACCAGCAATCGACGGCGGAAATTTCGGTTTCGAGCCAGTCGAACGCGGACGTCTGCTCGTTGATCTTTTCCATGTGGACCCTCGGTGTGGTGTGCTGCCGATCAGCACGAGCACGTAAAGAACGACTCGCGCTTGTCTTCGTCGATGGTCTTGCCGGTGACGATTTCGTAGTGCTTCCAGAACTCAGGGAACTGGTCCCAGTGGTCCTTGTAGGCTTCGGTGTTGTCGTACGTGTAGTCTTGGCATTCGATCCAGTTCTCTGCCGCGCTCATCAGCCGGCTGTAGGTCTGGTCGATGCGAGCGGCGAAATCCTCGATCCATTTCCGTGAGGCGCTGACCGGATCGAGCGCGGGCTCGTCAGCAGTCGCATTAGCGAGCTCGCTTGCCGGAAAATCCGGGTGTTCCCAGACGTGACGCAGCGACCGAATCGTTCGCGGCAGCACGACGAGCCAGAACCTCTGGCCGCGCTTCACGCGATCCTCGAGGAACGGATCGACGATGCCTACCGGCTTGCCGGCACGGACGGCCGTACCATTCGGGCCGAGCGCAACACGATCGCCAGGCCAGAAATCGTCAGCTGCAACGACCGGCTCGACGGCGAGATGGATTGCGTCGCGCTTCTCCGATTCACTGATGATCGTGCCGAGTGTTTCGAGTGCGTCGGTCGCGACGCTGCGTTTATCTGCTGACATGAGTGCTCCGGATGGGGGGACTGGCCGCAGTAGCGGTGCGGTTGGTTAGTCGTCGAGCGCGCGACGTCCGATGTGGTCGGCGCAGTGGGAGAACCCGGCGTTTCCCGGGCCAAAGCCTCGGCCGCATTCCGAGCAACCGACGTTGTCGAAGCGGGGCGCGGCAGCGGCAATATCTGCTGCGGCGATGCGCCGCTTAATCTCTGCGGCGAGCACGTCTTTGCAGACGTTCCAGACCTCGTACACGTCTTCGATCCGGCCGCGGCGAAGCGCGGCGTCGAGCACGGCGATCTGTTCGGTCGAGAACGGCAGCACGTCGAACGTGACTGCGTCCGCGATCGCATCGTTGCGCTCGTCGCGCGCCAGCGCCGCATCGTCGGCCGCCGCTTGTTGGCGATCGGCGTTCGCATCCTTCCGTGCCGGCAGGGTGCGGACGTTTCTGCCCGTGGAGTTGTTCAGATGCATCGCACCCTCCATGCAGTTGAAATGGACGAAGGGTTAAATGGGCAATCTGCGGACGGCGCGGGCGCGCAACTCGCTGAACTGGGGGTAGTTGAGCTGGTCGCCATCGTAGAAGTCCTGGAACCACGCCCAGCCGGAGTAGCCTGGATCGGTGTCCGGCTGGCATGTCCAGTACGCGTCGCGCTCGAACTCGTCGCGATGATTTTCCAGCAGGAAGAGCATCTCGATACGCGTCGGGAGATCGCCTTCGATCGACTTCGCCCACTCCATCTGGGCCTGCCACGTTGCGTCGTCGTTGTCGCCCGGGAGCAGCACGACGTGATGCTGTTCGCCGGCCGTGTTCGTGATGATGCCGAGGTAGATCTCGCCCTCAGCGAGCTGCGGAATGGAAACAGCGGTGGGGGTGGGCGCGTTCATAGAAACTCCAAATAGGAAGAACTGCTAAGTAAATTGGGGTGTGAAACGGTGAACAGTGTTTGCTGCAGCAGCTCTCACCGGTGGCGCCTCGAAGAAGAACCGCCACCGGTCAGAACTGCATCGCTCGCGCGCCCGGCTACTCCCGGCCGTGCCGGCTCCGGGCCGCGCGAGGGTTGTGCCGATTACAGCTATCCCCATTGACGTGCTTTTCCTTTCAGAATCCGGCAAATCTGAGCAGTCGAGACACCGTACTTTTTTGCCAGATCCTTTTGCTGGACCTGGCCAGAGGAATAGATGGTTTTGATTTCGGCCACCTGGGCGTTGGTCAGCTTTGCCTTTCCGGACAATTCGCCCGGCAATCTTCCGCCTCGAGCTCTTCCCCTTTCGTTGCGCTCGCGCATGTTGTCTTGATGCGTTCCCCAATGAAGGTGCTTGGGGTTAATGCACCGAGGGTTGTCGCACCAGTGAAGCGCGAATCGACCGTTTCGCTCTTCGCCTGTGGCCTCCATCAGCACGAGAATGTGAAGGCCGATCGGCTTTCCTTTTCGATACGCCCGCGCATATCCCCACCCGTAGCCTCGACGGCCGTGATCGATGCAGGGTCCTTCCAATTCCATAAATTCTCCCGAAGAGATTTATCGACTGATCTCGGCCATGCGAGCTCAATCGGTAAAGCTCTCCATGGCGCCCAGCTACTCCCTGCTGCGCAGGCTCTGGGTCGCCATGGGTTTGTGTCGAATACAACGCCTTCGAGCACGTGCTGCTGGCGGTCTTGCATCAGGTTCGTTCAGCTGTCTGTCCGGTAGCAAACTTCGCCTAGCGCGGTTCGGCTGTCCTGATTCACGAGGCGGATCGCCCCGGCCGGTTGCTCCGCGTGTGCGGTCCCGGATTACCTTCGATTGTTAAAGAACATCCTCGACTTCGAGGCGCGCCCGCTGGCGCTGGTCTCATCAGTGCACGCGTTACGTGCAGACACCGAGCTGTGTACTTCTGCTTCCTCTCGGCGTTTCGACCTGTTTGGCGCCGTACTCTCCGACTGTCACGCCTAGTAATCGCGGCGTTCCGATCTTCATCCGTCCCGTGCTAACTTCTTGGTTCCTCAACCACACGAAACGGAGACCCGATGTTCGATGACGATGAAGATGACTCCGATCTGGATTCTGCAGTCGTGCAGGCCATGTCTTCGATGCACTTGCTGTTTGCGCTTATCAAGGTTCTTGACCTTACGCCGGGCCAGAAGGGGACGATGCTCCAGTTGTTTCGGACGATGCAGCAGGTTCCTCAAGATCTGGCACGGAAGGGGGAGCTTCCAGAATCTCTGCTTCCCCTGATCGACGATTTCGACCGCAACATTGAATCCCTACTTCTGCCGCAATCTTTCTCAGGGCTCGCCGGTAGCTAATTCGTCCAGATTTCATGTCCGCCTCATCGATGCGCTGGTTGTTCGGCGCAGCGCGTTGTGTGCTGCGGTGATGTGAAATATAGGGAAACCGATACAACGAGTCAATAGGTTTGCCGATATTTTGGGATCGAATTTGTAACATCGATAGAAATGCCTATATGCGGGGGATCGCCGGACTACCTCATTCCGGGGCTACCCCTCGGATATCCGATGATTAAGCGTTCACCGAATGAGGTTGAACAGTCCCCTGAACCGTAGCAAAATACTGTACAAATATACAGTGCTGTGGCTCACGATAACGGGAGGACCCATGCGGCGCGGTAGTGAACGGCGGGGAACGTTGCGATGCAAACCAGGAGACCTGGCGAGGATCAATTCTGCGTGGAACGAGCTGTTGGTTGGTAGCCTCGTATTGGTCCAGTCGAGGCGATCCGGAGGGAAATGGCAGATTCTGCTTTTGGGAGAGCCGGCCTTTGCGCGACGCCTAGTTGACGGCGGCTATGTGGCGACACGGCGTTTTGTCGCGGACGATGGATCGCTCGATCCGCTGGACGACAACGAGGCTCGACGCGCGTTGGCGCAACTCACCGTTCGAGTTTTGCTTCCTCGTCATTCTGAGGAAAGAGACGCTGTACCAGCTTGAATGTTTCCGGGGACTCGCCCGCGCGATCTGCTCGCAGGATCGCCCGGATTGCATCTTTCGCCTCTGCGCTTGCAGCGATTACGGCTGCGGCGAGCGATGCTCCGGAGGTTCCGATGGCACCAGCTCCGACGAATCGATCTCCCGTCCCTTGAGCAAGCCAAAGAGCATCGACGCCGAGCACTTCCGCCATTTCGGCGGTTTTGGCTGAGCCACTGTATTCGTCGTTTTCCAGCTCGGAAATGGTTGCTTGCTGCAACCCGACCTTGTCGGCTAGTTGCTTCTGGGTGAGGTGGGCCGCCTTCCGTGCGCTTCGAAGACGCTTCCCATATGTGTCGATGGTCATATAGGCATTCTTATATAAAGTGATATCGGTTTGCCTATTGACAGAAACATCGGCAAACCTATAATTCGGCCATGGACCTTCAATTCATCGCCCTCGAACTCAAGCGCCTTGGCATGAGCCAGGTTGAGATCGCACGCGCTGTCGATTGCTCGCAACCGACGATCTCGGAAATTCAGAGCGGGCGTATCGGAAAGACTCGGCCCTCGTACCACCTTGCCTCATCGCTCTTGCGGCTTTACGAAGCGAAGTTGACCGAATCGGTGAAACGCAACCCGAAGGAGGGCGCGTGACGGCAGATCGATCCTATGGACGCTCATCGCTTATTCGGCGATCGGTTCGCAACAACTTCGTCGTCGTCTTCAAAGCGGGACGCCATGACCGATGCAGTCTCAAGCGCGTTCGTAATGGTGTCCGGATCCAACTGACGCGACTTCCGGAGATCAGTGAGCTCGTTGAGCAGAACAAGGTGCATGGACACAAAGTACGCGGGAGCAAGGGGAAGGTCCTTGTGTCCTCGTTCGACATTCGCTCGGTGTGCCTCGATGTGAACCCGAAACTCGGCCATGCCAGCATCGTAGGCTCGTTCGATCAGTTGTTCGCGCCGACGTTGCCGTGCAGCTTGCCGGCCAAGCAGCAGGTTCGTAACTGCGGTGATAGTTGCGCCGCCTACGGCGCCAGCGGCAGCCGAAATGGCGATGAGGATGGGCATTTCCATTCTGGTGATCCTTTCGATGAAGCTGTATCGCGTAGGCAATTTCCGTTGGAAATGGCAGAGGCGCTTGCCGAAATCTATTTCCCCCCGAGGCGTAATACCGTCGAGCGGATATTGCACGTCTGTCGGGGCATCTTCCACTCACTGTTTTGTCGACGTATGTCGGCTCCGACGGAGGCGAAATGAAGCCCATATCCGACATCACCGATCCGCCGCTGCGGCCGGCGCGGGCCGGCGTCCATCGGATCACCGACCGCCAGGTCGAGATCATGACCTCGACGCTTTGCGACGCGGTAGCAGGCACCAAGCTTCCGCCCGAAGACGCACGTCAGGCGGTCGGTGAGCTGATCGGCGCAATGGTCAAGCAGGTCACTCGGCTGAACCAGGCTGTCGCGGTTGCGAATGACCCGAGCGACCTCGGCGTCAAGGTGACGATCAACAACATCGGGCGGCCGGTCGTCGAGCACGATGAAGACCAGATCGCGGCCATCGGTCGATTGGCTCGTTGAGGAGCACGCGATGTCCCAAACAATGCATCTGCTGGTAGACACGCGCGTGCTGCAGGCGCAAATCGATCTTCTGAAGGCGTCGATTGAGACGCTGGGCGAAGGATCAGAACTTGAGACCTTTCGACAGCAACTCCGTGGCTATCTTGACCGCATGCGCTTTGATGTCGTCCACGGAGATCGCATGGCCGCACGCAGCGCAGACGGCTCCCTCGAAGTCCGCTATGTGCTTCGGTTCGGTGTTGACTTTGAGCGCATTCTCGCCGCACTGCGGGCAAGAAAATTTGACGATTGAGTCGGTCATGCGAACCCCGCTGTGTGTGGGTTGAGGAAGGGAAGAGCCTTGATTCTCGCATAGCGGCGGTTCGCATCTTTTTGCAGTTGGCCAGGTGTTGTCCTGGCCTTTATTTCGAGCTCGACCCAACTGGGTAATCAAGTGGGTATTCAACTGGGTAACGATTGATTTTTCGTATGAACCAGACCGAATTCAGGATGTTCGCGCCGTGGGTCCAAGCCGCGACGCTGCCGGACGGGGAAGTCGAAGCGATGAGCTTCGAGGACTGTCTCGCGCGTGCGCTCGAGCTGGGCCTGCGCCGCTTCGACCGGAAGACGCTCGCGCGCAACTGCGACATCCACTATCCGCACTTCGCCGACCTCGTCGCCGGCCGCCGGCCGTTCCCCGCGACGAAGCTCGACCGCTTCTGTATGTTCACTGGCTGCGACTACCCGCGGCAGTGGCTCGCGATTCAGGAGCGCAAGGCGATCGAGGAGTACCGCCGGCTCAGCAATGAAGCGATCGGCGAATACGTTCAACAGGCGTTCGGACAGCGGCAGGCGGCGGCATGACGGTGACGCTCCGCAACCGCGACGTCGGCAAGCTCTTCGCCCGCAAGCTCGGGCGTCCCATGACCTACCTCGGCATCGTCGAGGAAAAGCATCTTTTCATCTTCCGCGATCCCCCCCAGGACTATCTCGCGTTCCGTCCGGACCAGCTCTGGATGCTCGAGCGCGTGCGGCCCGAGGCGGCGCCGGTCGACAACACGAAGGAGGGCGGCACGTGCTGACCCAACTGTTCGAACGCGCAGCGATCCGCGCCGGCTGGCGCGACGCCCGCGCAGGCATTCCTTTTCACGAAAATCCGTTCACCCGCGGTGCGCTTGCTCGTTTCGTGCGGCACTGGGGGCGAGGCTGGGCAGCGGCGAACGAATGCCCGCGGCCGTGGCAGGTACAGGATTGGGAGCAAGGTATCTGCACGAGCGCAAACGAATCCATGCGAGAAGCGGCATGAACGATCTCCCGAATCCTCTCACCCCAGCGGATTGCGACCTGCGAAATTTCCGCGAGATGCCGATCGACGTACCGCGGCTACTCGGTTCCGATCTCGTGCACGACGAATCGCCCGAGGCCTGCTGGTCTGCGATGCTGCTCTGGTGCGTGTCATGGCACGAGGTGCCGGCCGGCAGCATGCCGGATAACGACGAGTGGCTCGCGAAGCGGGCCGGCTATTGGCACAAGGGCAAGCTCGATCCGACGTGGCACGAGGTGCGCGCGGGTGCGCTCCACGGCTGGATCAAATGCAGCGACGGGCGCCTCTATCACCCGGTCCTGGCCGAAAAGGCCAACGCGTCGTGGTTCTCGAAGCACCGTCACGCGCACGACAAACTCGTCGAGCGTATCCGGAAACGCAACAAGGCGAGGGCGGAAAAGGGGCTTTCTCCGCTGGAAGTGCCCGATGTTGATGCCTGGATCGACATGGGGCGTCCGCTGGAACGCGAACTTTTTCCGTTGGAATTTAGCAGTCCTTCCGGCGGAAGCGATGCGGAGTTCCGGCGGAAAGACGCTGGAATTCCACCGGAAGAAAGCGGAAGTGGTGGCGGTAATTCTGGACGGAGTGGCGTCGAAGGCGGAGCCGGGGGGCACTCGAAGGGCAGAAAAGGACGTTCCACCGGAATTCCCGGAAACTCCCCCGGAAATTCAGGATCTTCCGCCGGAAGTGCCGATACTTCCACCGGAAATCAAAAATCTTCCGCTGGAATTCCGCCGGAAAACTCTCTTAAGGGAATAGAGAGGAATGGAATAGAACATGTAAACCACAGCGGCGGCGGCATAACACAGTCAGTAGGCGGCGATGCGCCGAACGCCGCCGCCGCTTTCGTCGAGATCCTGCGCGAAAACGGAATCGGCTTCGCGGCGGACGACGAGCGCGTGCGCAGCTGGCCGTCGCTCGGCGCAACGCCGCTGGACCTGCGCACGGCGATTCAGGTCGCACTGCTGCGCCGGAAGCGCGAACGATCGGATCAGCCGCTGAACGTCGGCCTGCTGAACTCGCTGCTGCCCGACGCGATTGCTCAGCGCACCGGCCGAGAGGGTACGGCGACGCCCAGTTCTGCCGCCGGCCATTGGCACACGACCTGGCGCGGCATCGTCGAGCACGGCCGCACGCTCGGCCTTGAGCAGGGCGAACACGAGACGTGCCCCGAATTCAAGCTGCGCGTGCTCAATGCTGCCGGCGACGGCCCGTGGTGGGACGACCACAACCGCGCATTTCGCAACACTGCCGGCCCGGTAGAGGCTGGCGCACTTCTGGGGGAAGGACGATGAACTGCAAAGTCGGCGACATGGCGGTGATCACGCGTGGTAGTGCCCGCGACCGCATCGTCGAGGTGAAGGCACCTTACGGCGATTACCTGCACTTCGGCTTCTGCTGGTACGTCGAAGCACCATCACCGATTCCCGGGATGGATGCCCTCACTGGGTTGTCGTACCTGACCACGAAGGGCTGGTGCCCGGATGCATGGCTGCGCCCGATCAGTGGCGTACCGGTGACCAACGACGTCAGCGCCGAGGTGTCGGCATGACGCAGCAATCCCTCATCGGTCAATCGCCCGTTGCACGTCGCGTCGAGTTTGTGGTGCCCGGCAAGCCGGTCGCGAAGGGGCGGCCGCGCTTCTCGCGCCACAACGGCATCGTGCGGACGCACACGCCGGAGGAGAGCGAGCGATACGAGAACCTCGTGAAGATGGCCGCCCGCGCGGTGATGCGCAGCTCTGCGCCGTACGCCGGTCCGATCCGCTTGATCGTGAACATCGGCCTGCCGATTCCGGCGAGCTGGTCGATGAAGCGGCAGAACGAGGCAGCCGCCGGCGCCATCGGCGCGACGAAGAAGCCCGACGCCGACAACGTTGTCAAGGCGTTGAAGGACGGCATGAACGGAGTGGTGTACGTCGACGACGGCCAGGTCGTCGATCTCTGGGTGTCGAAGCGCTACGCGCGCACGCCGGGCGTGCGGATCGAGGCGATCGAATTGAATCTGAAGTCAGCATGAGGAGCGGGGCCTTGAAAGCAAACGGAAAACTCACAATCAACGGGCTGATCGGGGCGATGAAGCCCGGTGTGCGGTATTCGGCGCACGACCTCGCACGTCGCTTGAAGCATCCCGTTTCGTCGGTGCGCCAGCTGCTGTCGCTCGACGTCGCGCTCGCGCGGCTCGACATGCACTCCGAAAGCCGCGGCCGCATGTATTCGCTCGCCGGCACGAGCCGCTCGCCGGGCACGCACGTCGACAAGCGCATCCGGCCGGACTTCACGAGCAATCTGTCGGGCTACATGGCCGAGCTGAACATGCGCCAGGCGCTGGCGATGATGACGCGGGGTGGCCGGTGATCGCCATCTTCGAGAACACGCAGCAGGCGCTGCACGTCAGCTTCCTGGTGATGTCACTGCCGCCGCGGCAGAAGCAGCAGTTCCGCCTGGCGCTGATCCAGATCCTCGAATCGGTCGGTCGCCTCAGCGCGCGCCAGGCTGAATTCCTCGACTATCTGTACGGCAGCTCGTCGGGCACGATCAACTTCGACGGGCTGAGCGGCGACGAAATCCGGGCTCAGTGCGCGATGGTCGTCGCGGCGGCGCGCGACCACCTGCTCAAGCCGGAACGCAACGCGGTATGGCTGCGATACGCCTGCGGGATGCCGGCGCGGCCGGCGAGCGCCACGCGCGCGGCAGACGCAGGAATCCCGCCGTCGGCAGAGTGGAAGCGGGCGCTCGTCGAGATGCGGACATACCTGCGCCCGTCGCTTACCGTGACGAACGGGAAGGCGATCATGGCGTTGATCGCAGGCCACTCGCAGGTGCGGCTGCGCCAAGACGGGCTGTCGTATCGGGAAATCTCCGAGGAGACACACGTTACGGTCCGGACGCTGGAGCGCAACGCGCAGATCATCCGGAAGCGCCTCGCCGAGCTGGAACACCAGGCCGTGAAGCGGCTGACGCCGCTCTTCGAGCGAAACAACGTGACGATCGCGGAGGCCGTTGAGGCGTAAGGGGTACGGCGAAAATTCCGCTTGCAAATGTGGCGGATGGGGTGTAAATTTTCGCCAAATTGCAGAGTTGCGACCAAAGCCCGCTGAGCCGACAAGCCAGCGGGCTTTTTCATTATGGCGTGTCCGCGTTATACTCGACTCGGCCTTAGCGGCGCCGGCGGGAAAGGCGCAGCGAGGTGATCAGCCAGCGCGCCGAGAGGTGCAGACGGGTTTCCGCCGCCCTGCTGGCACCAGACATAACGAGCCCGCTGCGTGCATGCCAGCGGGCTTTTTCCATCACTTCTTCCCGAAGTCGTCGCCCACCAAACCTCCGCTTCCGTCGGCGAGGATGTACGACATGTTTTCTTTGTTGCAATTGACCCATGTCCCGCATGACGGACATTGAGCCTTGTTGCCGAACAGGGCGCCGCTGTCGAAAGTTGCAGTGTCTCCGATAAAAATCGGCGACGGAAATCTATGGCCGTTCGGACACTTGATCCAGATTTCTTTGATGTCTGACATCTTTGCCCCGTAGCGTGAGCCGGCGGATTCCGGCTCGACGATTCTACGCCGACGACCTGACTCACCCGAGCTCGCGATAAACATGCCTCGACCGAAGCGAACCGACGTCGCTCCGGTGGCGCATGCACCGCGGCCTGCGCCGCCGGACATCCTCTTCGACGACTCGAACTGGATCCGGCGCATCGTGCCGGCCGACGGCGTTGCCGAGTGGGTGAACGAGACGTTCTTGCGCGACGGAGCGCCGCTGCACAACCCTGACCACGAGCACCTGATCGGCGCCGACGTCGCTTACCTCTGGGCGGCGGTCGAGAACGTGCGCCAGATGCGGCGCGTCGTCGGCCAGTGCGAAGAGGTGACGATCCGCGCGGGCGGCTGGCAACGCGCCCGGCAGGAACAGCAGTTCCTCGAATGGTTCGGTCGTGTGCCGGCGTTCCTGATCACGCTCGACGCGCACTACGCGCGCGAGTGCAACGACCTGCAGTGGTGTGCGCTCGTCGAGCACGAGCTGTATCACATCGGCCGGCGCACCGACGAGTTCGGCGCGCCGGCATTTACGAAGGACGGGTTTCCCAAGCTGGGCATCCGGGCACATGACGTCAGCGAGTTCGTTGGGATCGTGGCGCGTTACGGAACCGGCGGTCCGGATAGCGATATTTCCAAGATGGTCAGAGCTGCAAATGCCGGACCGACAATCTCTCACGCATCGATAGCACAAGCATGCGGAACCTGCATATTGAAGGCTGCATAGACGCCGAGCGATGGAGGACCGTGCCGGATTTCCCGGACTACGCTATCAGCGACTATGGTCGTGTGAAACGTCTGACGACGCGAACGCGTGCGAAGGCAGGCTCCATATTGAAGCCATGTAATCGCAGTAAGGATCGACCTTACCTGTCGGTGGATCTGAGTAGAAACGGGAAACGGCGCACCCAGATGATTCATATTCTGGTTGCGCGAGCATTTCTCGGGCCTGCGCCGTTCGTTGGAGCCGAGGTGAACCACATCGACGGCGACAAGACGAATCCTCACTTCAGGAATCTGGAATGGGTTACGTCATCGGGAAACTCGCTGCATGCATATGAGGCCGGCCTTGCTGATGCCAGGGGTGAGGCGAACGGGCAAGCGAAACTTACTGATGCCATGGTGCGCGAGATTCGCGATTTGGCTGTAGGCCGCCGAGGCGAGAAAACGAGGATTGCACGGCAGTTCGGCGTGTCCGAGACAGCGATCCGCGACATATTGAATGGCCGAACCTGGTCGCACATCTGACCCGCCGCATAGCCTCCCACTGAAAGTTTCCCGCTATGGCAGCACTTCCCGACGCGATCAAGGTGTACATCGTGCAGTCGCTGGCGTGCTTCGACACGATCTCGCGCACCGCGAAGGCCGTGCGCGACGAGTTCGGCGTCGAGGTGTCGCCTCAGCAGTGCGAGCGCTACGACCCGACGAAGCGGGCCGGCGCGACGCTCAGCAAGAAGTACCGCGAGATATTCGAGCGTACGCGCGCTGAGTTCCTGAACGACACATCGCGCATCGGCGTGTCGCACCGCGCGGTGCGCCTGCGTGCGCTCGACCGCGCCGTCGCGGAGGCGGAGCGGCGCAACAACCTGCCGCTGATGGCGCAGCTGCTCGAGCAGGCTGCGAAGGAATCCGGCGACGCCTACACGAACCGGCGCCGCCTCGAACACACTGGGGAGAACGGCGGCCCGATCGAGAACAGGACGGTCGTCGTCGATGAAAGCCAGGTCGCAGCCGCCGTCGCCAAACTCGAAGACGAGTATTGACCCCGCCATCGAACGGGCCGTCCTGAAGGCTAAGTGCGAACGGGATCACCTGTTTTTCAGCCGGTACTTCTTCAAGCACCGGCAGGCAATCAAGTTCCGCGTCAACTGGCACCACGTGCTGATCGCAGACACGGTGCAGCGCGTGATCGACGGCACGCTGAAGAACGTCGTCATCAACGTGCCGCCGGGCTCGTCGAAAACCGAGCTGGTCGCGATCAATCTGATCGCGCGCGGCCTCGCGCTGAACCCGCGCGCGCGGTTTCTGCACATCAGCTACTCGGACGACTTGGCGCTGCTGAACAGCGAGACGGCGCGCGACATCGTCTCATCCGACGAGTATCAGGCGCTCTGGCCGCTGAAGGTGGCTGATGACGCGAAGTCGAAGAAGCGCTGGAACGTGCTGGTCGACGGCAAGAAGGCTGGCGGCGTGTACGCCGTGTCTCTCGGCGGCCAGATCACGGGCTTCCGCGCCGGCCACATGACCGATGGCTGGCAGGGCGCGATCATCATCGACGACCCGCTGAAGGTCGAAGACGCGTACAGCAAGACGAACCGCGATAAGGCGAACCGCAAGATTCAGTCGACCGTGAAGAGCCGGAAGGCGAATCCGGACACGCCGATCATCGTGATCATGCAGCGGCTCGCCGAGGAAGACCCCACGGGCTTCATCAAGGCCGGCAAGCTGCCGGGCGAGTGGGAGTTCATCGAGATCCCTGCGCTGATCACCGACGACTACGTCGCGAAGCTGCCGGCGCACATCCGCGACCGCGTCGAGTGCGACGAGCGGGACGAGGGCGGCCGGTACAGCTACTGGCCGTACAAGGAGCCGCTGCAGGAGCTGCTCGCGTCCGAGAAGGCTGATGCCTATGTCTTCAACGGCCAGTACATGCAGCGGCCGTCGCCGCTGGGTGGCGGGATCATCCAGAGCGGAAAGTTCCTGCGCTACGGCGCGCTGCCGCAGCTCCAGTACCGGAAGATCTTCGCCGACACGGCGCAGAAGACCGCCGAGCGGAACGACTACAGCGTGCTCGAGTGCTGGGGCCTCGGATACGACAACCGTCTGTACCTGATCGACCTGGTGCGCGGTAAGTGGAAAGCGCCCGAGCTGAAGCGCCGCGCGATCGACTTCTGGAACAAGCACGCGGCCATCGGCGCCGACGACCCGGCTGCGCCGGTGCTGCGCCAGATGAAGGTCGAGGACAAGTCCAGCGGCACCGGGCTGATCCAGGACATTCAGGCCGAGGGCGGCATCCCGATCGAGGGCATCGAGCGCGTGAAGGACAAGCTCACGCGCGTGATGGACGTCGTCAGCCACATCGACGCTGGCAACGTCGGCGTGCCGCTGGATGCTCCATGGGTCAGCGACTTCTTGACCGAGTGCGACTCGTTCACGGCTGACGACACGCACATGCACGACGACCAGATCGATCCGATGGTCGACGCAATCAACGACATGCTGGGAGGCGCGAAGGACCTGTCGGTCTGGGAGCGGCTTGCCGGTTGAGCACGACAGGATTTCCCGGAATGTCGAAACGGAAGCAACAGACCCGGCCGCCGCGCGCGCCGGCGGCGACGCACGCCCATCGCACGGTCGACTCGTTCGCCAACTTCGAAGCGCGGCTCGGATGGGGCGCCGACAACCAGGCGTCGGCGGCGCAGTACACGCTGTCATACCAGAGCCGCAACCGCGTCTGGCTGGAAGCCGCCTACCGCGGATCGTGGATCGTGCGCGCCGCGGTGGACGCGATCCCGGAGGACATGACCCGCAAGGGCATCGAGATGTCCGGGCTCGATCCGACCGACGTGTCGAAGATGGAGACGGCGCTGACGCGCAAGGCGATCTGGGACCAGCTCTGCGACACCGGCAAGTGGGCGCAGCTGTACGGCGGCGCGATTGCGGTGATGCTAATCGACGGCCAGGACATGTCGCAGCCGCTGCGCCGCGAGACCATCGGGAAGGGCCAGTTCAAGGGCCTGCTCGTGCTCGACCGCTGGATGGTTGCGCCGCCGGTCGGCGAAGTCGTCACCGAGTTCGGTCCTGATCTCGGGATGCCGAAGTACTACGACGTGCTGCCGACGACGATCGGCTTGCCGCAGGGGCGCATTCACCACTCACGCGTGCTGCGCATGGACGGCGAAGCACTGCCGTACTACCAGCGCATCAGCGAGAACGGCTGGGGCCTGTCGATCCTCGAGCCGATGTGGGACCGGCTGATCGCCTTCGACAGCGCGACGGTCGGCGCCGGCCAGCTCGTCTACAAGGCGCATCTGCGCACGCTGAGCGTCGAGAAGCTGCGCGAGATCATCGCGGCTGGCGGCCCGGCGCTCAACGGCCTGCTGAAGCAGGTAGAGATGATCCGGCTCGGGCAGTCGAACGAGGGCATCACCCTCATCGACTCGACCGACAAGTTCGAGACGCACCAGTACGCGTTCAGCGGCCTGTCCGACGTGATGCTTCAGTTTGCGATGCAGCTCAGCGGGGCGACCGGCATTCCGCTCGATCGCCTGTTCGGTCAGCAGCCGGCCGGGTTGAGCGATACCGGCGAAGGATCGCGCTTGCTGTACCACGAGAAGGTGCACACGCGGCAGGAGCGCCGGATGCGCAACCCGCTGCACAGCCTGCTCGACGTGATGTGCCGGTCGGAAATCGGTCAGCCGTTGCCCGAGGACTTCTCGTATGAGTTCAACCCGCTGCAAGAGATGTCGGCCGCCGAGAAGGCGGAGATCGGCAACAAGACGGTCGACTCTGTGACGAAGGCCGTCGACGCCGATCTGATTCCGCGCAGCCAGGGCATGCGCGAGCTGAAGGCGTCGTCGCCCGACACCGGCATGTTCGGCGACATCCCGGACGAAGCGATCGAGCAGGCCGAGCGCGACGAACAGGGCGAGGATCCGCCAGGAATTGATTCGGCGCTTCCGGTCGGCCCGGCGCCGGGCGCGGCCGCGCGCACGAACGATTCTCTGCTTCGCAGGCTTTTCCGACGTCGATGATCCTCACCCTCGATCGAAAGCGCGACCGGCGCAAGAACCCCGTTCGGCTGAGTGGTCCCGAGCGGCAGTACGGCGGCCAGTTGCGAAAGATTGCGCATCAGGTAGGCGTGCTCGTGAACGGTTTCCCGGCCGATGACGCGTCGTATGCGCCGACGATCGAGGAACTCCTACGGCGTTACGCCGAGGCGCTCGCGCCGTGGGCCGAGGCGACCGCGGCGCGCATGATCGCCGACCTGAATCGGCGCGACGAGCAGATGTGGATGAAGCAAGCCGCAGACATGTCGCGCGCGCTGCGCGATGAGATCCGCGGCGCGGCCACCGGCGAGACGATGCGTGCGCTCCTGTCCGAGCAGGTGCGGCTGATCAAGTCCATCCCGCTCGACGCGGCCGAACGCGTGCACCGGCTGACGCTGGAAGGAATCGTCGACGGCGCGCGCGCTGCGCAGATCTCGAAGGCGATTCAGGAGTCGGGGCAGGTCGCGAAGAGCCGGGCCGACACGATCGCGAGAACCGAGGTCAGTCGCACGGCCGCGACGCTCACCGAGGCGCGCGCGCTCGATGTCGGAAGTCCCGGCTACTTCTGGCGGACGTCGGGTGACTCGGACGTCCGCGAGGACCATCGCGAGCTGGAAGGCAAGTTCTTCACATGGGACAAACCGCCGATCGCGGATAAGCGGTCGGGCGCGCGGGCCCATCCGGGCTGCATCTACAACTGCCGGTGCTGGGCGGAGGTCGTCCTTCCGAAGGGCTGATATGGCGAAGATGAAACGGGACAGTAGTGGATCGCTGCTGTTCGAGTGTCCGTGCGGTGAGCTGCATGTCGTCTATCCGCATGGCTGCGATTCTCCGAACCCGGCGCGATGGAGTTGGAACGGCAGCGTCGATGCTCCGACGTTGTCGCCATCGATCCTCGTGTCGTGGCCCGGCCCGGACGATCGGCAGAACGTCTGCCATTCATTTATCACGGATGGCCGGATCCAGTTCTGCGGCGACTGCACACACGAACTGGCCGGGCAGACGGTCGAGATTCCGGACTGGACGGACTGATCATGACGACACATCGAACGACGTTGCGCGTGCGAGTGCGCACCGCGTGGTGGTTGCCGCTGTACCTCCGATCCCTGGCCGTCTGGTGCCGGGTCACACGCACCGAGCCCGATTACGAGCGAGTCCGCGGCGTCATCGCGCGCGGCGTCCGAACCAGCATCGAAGACTGATATGCGCATTTTCACCACTGACCACGCGTGCACGTGCGGCTCGCATGCGCCGCGCGCTCGCGCGCATACCCGCGACGGTATCACCGCGTCGGGCGTGTACGCGGCCGAGCAGCTCGGCGAGCGGCAGTCGATCACGCCGGAAGGCTTCCTGCTCTGCGAGGCCGTGCCGATCGCGCGCGTCGGCGCGCAGGACTACGCCTATTTCGAGCTGCCCGAGATCGAGGCGAAGGACGGCGTCATTGTCGCCGAGCGCACGGCCGACGTGCTGTTCAGTCCCGAGACGCTCGCCAGCTTCGAAGGCAAGCCGATCACGATCGACCATCCGCCGGATTTCGTGACGCCGGCGAACTACATGTCGGTGGCGCGCGGCACGGTTCGCAACGTACGGCGAGGCGAAGGCGACCAGTCTGAGCTGATGCTCGCCGACCTGTTGATCACCGATGCGGAGGCGATCCGCCGCGTCCAAAGCAAGGGCGCCGACGCGCTCACGCAGGTCAGCAACGGCTACGACGCCGACTACGAACAGATTGCGCCTGGGCGGGCGCGACAGGTGGTGATCGTGGGCAACCACGTCGCCCTCGTGAAAAGCGCCCGCTGTGGCCCCGTGTGTTCGATCGGGGATAGCAGTTCCAACCTACTCCCGACAGGAGATGCAAGCATGGCAACCAAGAAAGGCTCCAAGTTCGTCGACGCGTTGCGCAAGGCGTTCATGACGCGCGATTCCGAGGCGTTCGAGAAGGTCGCGAACGAGATGACCGGCGACGAAGGCGGCGAGGGTGGCGACGGCCAGCCCCAGATTCACATCCACATGCCCGGTACCGGCACCGATCCGAAGGCGGGTGCCTCCGCGACGGGTGACGACGGCGCCGGCGGTGGTGAAGGCGATCCGCTCAAGCAGGTCCTCGACGCGATCCAAGCCACCAACGGCAAGATCGACGCGCTCGCCAATCGCGTGACGAAGCTCGAAGGCGGCGGCACGCCGACCGGTGATGGTGACGGCGAGGACGACGATCCGGACGGTACCGGCACGATGGACGGCGACGGTGCCGGCGAAGGCGACGACAAGGGCGTCGCTCGGACCGGCGACAGCACCGCGCTGCGTGACCAGTTCCAGGACGCGCTCTCGCGCGCCGAGATCCTCGCGCCGGGTGTGCGGCTGCCGACGTTCGATGCGAAAGCGGTTCGCAAGAAGACGGTCGACGCCATCTGTGTGCTGCGCCGCCGCGCGCTGCGCGCCGCGCTGGAGAACGAGAACGCCGAACTGGTCAAGACGGTGGTCGGCGGCGCGAACGTCGCCAGCATGACCTGCGATTCCGTCGCGGCGTTCTTCAACGCGGCGTCGGAGGTCGTGCGCAGCAAGAACTCCGGCGTCACGCAGCGCCGGACGAACGATTCCGCTCAGAACGAGCGGAAAGACATCAACGCAATCCACGCGGAATTCTGGAAGGTCCGCAAGTAAGGAGCCGACATGCCCTCGTATCAAGCCTATCAGTACCGCATGCCGGCGGGCTTCGCCGGCGACCTTCAGCGCGCCGAAGTCGCCACGATCGAGACGCAGCTGATCGACCCGGCGGCACCGCCGACGGCGTTCGGCGTTCCGGTGAAGATGGTGAACGGCAAGATCCAGCCGATCAACAACGCAGCCGACACGGCGGCGCTCGTCTACGGCGTGAACCTGCGCGCGTATCCGATCCAGGGCAACGGCACGGATCCGCTCGGGACGTCGACGCCGCCGACGAGCGGCGTGACCGACATCCTGAAGCGCGGCTACGAGAACGTCGCGCTCGGCGGCACCGCGCCGGCGACGAAGAACGGTACGGTGTACGTGCGCGTCGCGGCAGCGGCCGCCGGCAAGCCGCTCGGTGGTTTCGAAGCGGCAGCCGACGGCGCGAACACCGTCGCGATGCCGGCGAACTGGTACTTCACCGGCCCGGCCGACGCATACGGCATCGTCGAAATCGCCGTCAACATCTGATCCGGCGCTGAACAGCGCTTCACCCGAAGCCCCTGAATCGCGGGGCTTTTGCATTTCTGGAGCCATTACATGGACATGTCCGAACTGAAGCACCTGCGCCGGGCCGGGGCGTCGATCCCGATGTCGGCGGCCGTCGCGGACGCGACGCGCCGGCTGATCCGCGCGCGTACGCAGGACCAGCAGTACACGTACGATCGCCAGACGATCGACTCGACCGGCGCATTCCTCGTCGGCCAGCTCGAGCGCCTGGACCAGACGCTCAACGAGCCGCTCGTCGAGTACACCTGGTCGCGCGACATCTACATCCGCAGCGACGTGTCGGCGGCCGACGAAGTCGCGTCGTTCACGAACTCGGCGTTCGGGATGAGCGGTGGTATCAACCCGAACGGCCTGAACTGGATCTCGAACGAGGGCAACGCGATCGCTGGTCCGTCGGTCGACATCGGCAAGACGCCGCAGCCGATGCGCCTGTGGGGTGCCGAGGTCAAGTACACGGTGCCCGAGCTCGTGAAGTCCCAGGCGCTCGGCATGCCGATCGACTCGCAGAAAGTCGAAGCCATGAACATGAAGCGCAACATGGACCTCGACCAGATCGTCTACTACGGCGATCCGCAGCTGAACTTCACCGGCCTGGTCAACTCGATCGGCGCCGTCGGGAGCGTTTCGAACGTCGCGAACGGCGCGGCCGGCACGCCGCAGTGGAACACGAAGACGCCGGACGAAATCCTGAAGGACGTCAACGAGATCCTTACGTCGGCGTGGCAGGCCACGGGCTGGAAGGTGAAGCCCAATCGCCTGATGCTCCCGCCGGGCACGCTCGGCGGCATTGCGTCGCGCATCATCAGCAACGCTGGCAGCAAGTCGATCCTGACGTATCTGCTCGAGAACAACATTTGCACGCAGCAGGGCGTGCCGCTGGAAATCCTCGAGCTGAAGTGGCTGATCGGCGCGGGCGCGGGCGGCACGCAGGGGCAGCTCAACACCGTGGACCGGATGGTCGCGTACAACAGCGACAAGAAGTATGTCCAGTTCCCGATGACGGACTTGCAGCGCACGCCGCTTGAGTACCGCTCGCTCTATCAGATCACGACCTACTGGTCGCGGATCGGTCAGGTCGAGTGGCGCTACGGCACGACGGCCGCTTACCGGGACGGGATCTGACATGGCGAAGATCAACGTTCTCACGGCGTTCACGATCCGGCTGACCCACGAGGGCGAGGAAGTCATCCGGCGCGTCGAGGCCGGCGTGCAGGAGGTCGAGGACTTCATCGCCGACCACTGGTACGCGAAGGCGCATACCGGCCCGCTGCCGGAGAAATCCGGCGATTCGACCAGTTCGCAAGCCGGTGCGACGGATCAAGCTGCCGCGCTGGCGGCCGCGAAGGCTGATCTGCAGGCCGAGTCGGATCGCCTCGAAAAGCTGCGCACCGAGCTCGATACGTTCGGCAAGGGGCTGGACGACCGCGCGGCCGCGCTCGACACGCGAGAAGCTGCAGTTGCGGCGAGCGAGCAGGATCTCGCCGCGCGGATCGCGGCCTTCGAGGCGACCCAGAAGGACGCCACGGCGGCGGCGAAGGATGGCGCGGCCGACGGCGCCACCCAGAAGTCCAGCAGCGGGAAGAAGGCATAATGGCCTCCCGGCGCCGCGCAGGCGCGCGCCGGGCATCCGCATTTTGGCAAGGTGACACGTGGATATCGCCCAGTTCCGACAGTCGTTCCCCGAGTTCAACGATACGACGACGTACCCCGACTCGCTCGTCCAGTTTTGGATGACCGTCGCGGTCTCGCTCGTCAATGCTGAGCGCTGGGGCGAGCTGACCGATCTGGGAGTCGCGCTGGTCACCGCCCACCACCTCGCGCTCGCGCTGAAGGACCAGAAGACGGCCGCAGTCGGCGGCGTGCCTGGGCAGGTCACCGGGCCGCAGTCGTCGAAGGCCGTCGACAAGGTGAGCGCGAGCTACGACACCGCGGCTGTCGCCATCAAGGACGGCGGCTTCTGGAACGCCACGATGTACGGCGTTCGCTATCTCAGCCTGGCGCAGATGATGGGTTCGGGCGGCATTCAGCTGTAACGCTGCCGCCGCCCGTCGGGAGAATCCCATGGACGGCATGAAAATCGACCGCCTTGACGAGGTGCTGAAGTCGATCAGCGGGCTCGTGCAGAAGGAGGTGCTCGTCGGCGTGCCCGACAGTACCGCCGGCCGGAAGGACGAAGGCGAGCCGCTCAGCAACGCCGAGATCGGCTACATCCTCGAGCATGGTTCCCCCGCGAACAACATCCCCGAGCGCCCGCACTTAGTGCCCGGCGTGCAGGATGCGCGGCCGAAGTTTGAGCCGCAACTGCAGAAGGGCGTCGAGGCGGCACTCGACGGCGACCTCGAAAAGGTCAACCGCAGCCTGAATCGCGCCGGCCTCGTCGCGCAGAACTCGGTGCGCGCGAAGATCAACAGCAACATTCCTCCCAAGCTCGCCGACTCGACACTGGCTGCGCGCCGGCGCCGCGGCGTCACGCGGGAGAACACGCTGGTCGACACCGGCCAATATCGAAATGCGATCACGTACGTGATCCGCAAGAAGGGGTAGCGCATGGCTTTCCTCGACGTTACCGAAGTCCTGCTCGACCCGGATTTCATGGACACCGGCCTGCTCTGCAATCGCATGACGCAGACGGTCGATGACCATGGCCGCGCGCAAAACACCGCAGCATCGACGCCGTTCGCCGCCGTCGTGACGAGCGACAAGGGCGACATCCTGCACCGCAACGCGGACGGCAGCCGAATCATCGGCTCGATCACGCTGCATACGATGTTCCGACTGGTGGATGGCAGCGCGGGCTACGACGCCGACGAGGTTGAGTGGTCGGGCCGCACGTACACGGTCGTCAACGTGAACGACTACTCGCACTTCGGTCGCGGCTTCGTCTGCGCGACGTGCGATCTGAAGCCTCTCTCGGGATGACCCCATGAATGACAGCTCGACCGGCGGATACCTGGCGCCAGCCGTCGATGCGCCGCCGGCCGAGGACGACGCCCTAGACGATCTGGTTCACGACCTGATCGCGGGCATTACGGCGCTGCCGCTGGATCTCGTGCGGCCGCGTTGGCAAGTGAAGGTGCCGAAGCAACCTGAGCCGTCCGTCGACTGGTGCGCGTTCAGCGTCCAGGAGCAAGTGCCGGACGCCGGCCCCGCCATCCAGCACGACGGCACCGGCGACGGCCACGACACGTACATCCGGCACCAGGACATCGACGTGCCCTGCACGTTCTACGGGCCGCGCGCGAAGGGTTATGCGCAGCGGCTCGCCGACGGCCTCGCGATGCCGCAGAACCGCGAGCAGCTCCAACTGCAGGATATGGCATTCGTCGGCGTCGGCCCGATTCGGGCGGTGCCCGACTTGGTCAACCAGCAGTGGGTACGGCGCTACGACATGACCGTGACGCTGCGCCGCAAGATCACCCGGACCTATCTGGTCCTCAACCTCAAATCGGCCACCGTGGCGACGACGACCGACTCGTCGACGCCGGTGGCTGGCGTTTCGAACATCCACTCGTAGGGGACCAGCATGTCCAACGGATTGCCGGTATCGCGTCTGATCAACGTGTCGATCAACCTCGCCGCGCTGGCGGCGCAGGGCGCGAATTTGAACACCGGGCTGATTCTCGGCCCGTCGGCCATCATCGACACCAATGAGCGCGCGCGCTGGTACGGCGGCATTGCCGATGTGACGGCCGATTTCGGCACCAATACGCCTGAATACTACGCTGCTGCGCTGTACTTCAACCAACTGCCGCAGCCGCAACAGCTGATGATCGGCCGCTGGGCGAAGACGGCGACGTCCGGCTCGCTGCGCGGCGGCGTGCTGTCGGCCGCGCAGAAGGACATCGCGCTGTGGGACGCGATCACGACCGGCGCATTCAGCATCACGATCGACGGCGTGGCGAAGTCGGTCACTGCACTCGATTTCTCCGCGCAGACGAACCTCAACGGTGTCGCCGCCGTCATCAACGCGAAGCTCACCGGTGCGACGATCGCCTGGAACGGCTCGCAGTTCGTCGTGACGTCGAACACGACGGGCACGAGCTCGAAGGTCGGTTATGCGACCGCGCCGGGCAGCGGTACCGACATCTCGACGATGCTGGGCCTGACCAGCAGTCTCGCTGGTGTGCCGGCGGACGGCATCGCGCCAGAGCAGCCCGTCGACGCGGCCGCGCTGTTCCTCGACCGCTTCTCGAACAAGTTCCTCGGTTTCGATTTCGCGGATGCTTCCATCACGGACGATCAGCACGTCGCGGTCGCGAACCTCACCGAGGCCGACCAGCGGCACATCTACGGCATCACGACGCAGAACCCGCAGGTGCTCGACTCGACCGTGTCGACCGACATCGCGAGCAAGCTGAAGGCGCTGAACCTGAAGTACACGATTCTGCAGTATTCGAGCTCGACGCCGTACGCGGTGTCGTCGCTGCTCGGCCGCCTGCTGACGGTGAACTTCGATGGCAACAACACGACGATCACCCTGATGTTCAAGCAGGAGCCGAGCGTCGTAGCCGAGCAGCTCACCAGCACGCAGGCAAACGCGCTGCAGGCGAAGAACTGCAACGTGTTCGTCGACTACAGCAACGACACGTCGATCATCCAGTACGGCGTGACGCCTAGCGGTCTGTTCGTCGACTCCGTCTACAACGCGATCTGGTTCCGCAACCGCATCGAGACGGACGTCTACAACCTGCTGTACCAGAGCCCGACGAAGATCCCGCAGACCGATGCCGGCAATGCACTGATCGCATCGACCATCTCGGCGGCATGCGAAGCGGCGGTGAATAACGGATACCTCGCGCCCGGCGTCTGGAACTCAGCCGGCTTCGGCGCCCTGAACCAGGGCGACACGCTCGCGAAGGGGTACTACGTCTATGCGCCGCCGATCGCCACGCAGTCGCAGGCCGACCGCGAGGCGCGCAAGTCGGTCACGTTCCAGGTCGCGGCGAAGGAAGCCGGAGCGATCCATAGCGTCGACATCCTCGTCAACGTCAACCGGTAAAGGGGTAAATCACGATGGCAACCTATAGCTTTCAGGACGTCACCGCGACGATCGTTGGTCCGGGCGGCGCGTTCTCGCTCGGCTACGGCGAAGCGACCGCGGAAGAAGGCATCACGATCGTGCGCGCCGGCGACAAGAACACGATGACGATCGGCTCGGACGGCGAGGGCATGCACAGCCTGCATGCCGACAAGTCCGGGCAGGTCACGCTGCGCTACCTCAAGACGGCACCGATCAACGCGAAGTTGATGGCGCTGTACGACGCGCAGTCGCTCGACAGCCGGCTGTGGGGCAAGAACCTCATCGAGGTTCGACAGACGGCGGCCGGCGACGTGACGACCGCGCGCAGCTGCGCGTTCAAGAAGGCGCCGGACCTCAAGTACGCGAAGGACGGCGACGTCGTCGAATGGGTCTTCGACGCGATCAAGATCGACAACATCCTCGGGACGTACTGAGCATGACGACCGAAGTGCAACTCAACGGCGGCCGGTACGTGATCGGCAAGCTGAACGCCATGCAGCAGTTCCACGTGTCGCGTCGCATCGCGCCGATCATCCCTCCGATGATCCCGGTGCTGATGAAGTTCTACGCCGAGCTCGAGCAGGTCGACGTTGCGCGCGAGCAAGCGCGTGCGAACACTGCGCTCGCGGCGCTGGCCGAAGGCAAGGAGCCGGGCGATGCCGCGGACGCTCCGGCGGCCGACAAGTCCCGCGAGCTGCTGTCGATGGTCGACGCGATCGCGCCCGTGCTTCAACCGTTCGCGGATGCGCTGGCCGGCCTGAAGGACGAAGACGCCGAATACGTCTTCGGCACGTGCCTGTCCGTTGTCGAGCGCTGGCAGGGCGCCAGCTGGGCGAAGGTGTGGAACATCGCCCACAAGACGTCGATGTTCGACGACATCGGCATCGACGTGATGCTGCCGCTCGTCGTGCGCGTCGTGGTGGCGAACCTCGGCCCTTTTATCAACGGGCTGCTTACCAGCCAAGCGAGCAGCCCGGCGGCGACGTAGGCTGGATCCGCACGCTGCCCGGCGGCGAGGATTGGCTGCTCGCGCCCGTACATGCGCAGATGTGCCGGTACGAGTCACTGCTCGACGGAACGCTCGGCCTTGCCGACGTCGCGCTGATGAACGATTCACTCGCCGTCCGGGCGGACAACGACGCGGCGTACCGCCGCAAGATGGAAAGAGAAAATGGCTGATTCGGTCGTTATCCGGGAATTCTTGGTAGCTCTTGGATTCCGAGTCGACGAGAAGGGCCTGAAGAACTTCAAGGAAGGCGTCGAAGGCACGACGAAGGGCGTCAAGCAGCTGATCGCCACGGTGTCCGGCGCTGCGCTCACGGTGAGCGCCGGCGTTGCGGCATTCGCGTCGAAGCTCGAGCGCCTGTACTTCGTGTCTCAGCGCACGGGCGCGTCGGCGGCGAACCTGCGCGGCTTTGAGTTTGCCGCGCGGAACATGGGCGTCTCGGCCGAGGCGGCCACCGGCACCACCGAGAACCTTGCGCGCTTCCTGCGCAACAACCCTGCGGGCGAGGGTTATCTCGCGACGCTGGGCGTGCAGACGCGCAACGCAAACGGCGAGCTGCGCGATACGGTCGACATCATGTCCGACCTCGGGAAGTCCCTGGCTAACAGGCCGACGTGGCTCGCGAGCCAGTTCGGCAACAACCTGCGCATCGACGAGAACCTGCTGCTCGCGATGCGCAACGGCGACTTCGAGCGGCTGCTGAAGCAGTACCGCGAGATGTCGCAGACGACGGGCCTCGACAAGGCGGCCGACGACTCGCACAAGTTCATGACGCAGTTGCGCGGGCTCGGCACGACGTTCGAGAACCTCGGCATCCGCGTCGAGGGTGCGATGCTACAGAAGGTCGGCCCGCAGCTCGATCGGTTTCAGCGATGGGTAGATGAGCATGGTGATGAGATCGCGGCCAAGATCGGAGACATCGCTAACACCCTACTGAAAGTGGCCGAGGCAGTGGGGCCACCACTCGGGAAGCTGGTCGACCTGCTCCTCGAACTCGATCGCGCGACGGACGGCTGGTCGACGAAGATCCTGCTGCTCGGCGTGGCGCTGAAGGCGCTCGGCGTTTTCCGTATCGCTGGCGGCATCCTGAAAATGGCAGGCGCGCTGCGCGCCGCGGGCGCCGCCACGACTGCGGCAACCGCTGCCGGCGGCGGCCTGCTCGCGGTACTCGGGAGTCTCGCTACAGCCGTTGCTGCAGTTGGTGCCGCATTCGCCGGCTGGAAGATCGGTGATGCGCTGCGCGACAAGGTGGATGGGCTGATTTCTCAGCTTTCTGGCGGGAAATACCGGTCTCTATGGGATGCCCTGACTGGAACAGATCGTCGTGGCTTGGGCGCCACTGGCGGCTACACGCAGGCCGAGATCGACAGCGTGAAGGACGGCGGCGGTGCGAAGCTGACGCCGCCACGTGGTGAGAAGCAGCCCGACATCGCGCCGGATTCGGGGGCGACGCCTCCCGTCACGCCCACCCCAACCGCGGCGCAACCGACCCCGGCACCTGCGCCAGCCGAACGCTCTCCTGCGTTTCTTGATCGGGTACGCGACGCCATGGCCGCCGCGCGTCAATCGCAGGCGAAAACGGGCGTTCCGTGGTTGGTGACGTTTGCGCAATGGGCACTTGAAAGCGGCTTCGGCAAGAAAATGCCGGCTGGTAGCAACAATCCATTCGGCATCAAAGCGAAAGCTGGACAACCGTATGTCGAGGCGATGACGAATGAGTTCATCAACGGAAAGATGACTCGCGTCACGCAGCGATTCGCGAAGTTCGATTCGCTGGCGGATGCATTCGAGCAACACGCGAAGCTGCTGGCAAATGGCCGCCCATACGCGAAAGCGCGGAAGCACAAGGATGATGCATTCTCGTTCGCCGACGCGCTCACGGGCGTCTACGCTACCGACCCCCAGTATGGGGCCAAGCTCAAGTCGATCATGACGCGAGCCCTGGGCAACAGCGAGTGGCTGGCGCAAGGGCCGCGCGCTCCGGCTGCCGCTATGAATTCGTCTGCAGCAGGCGGTCCGACGAAGGTCGAGCTGCACCAGTCCACGCAGATCCACGTGAACGGCTCAGGCGATCCGGTGGCAGCAGGCCGCGCGGTCGAGCGCGAGCAGCGCGCGGTAAACGCCGACATGGTGCGCAACCTACAGGGGGTGATTGCATGATCCTCGACATGATCACGATCTCGCCGAAGAAGATCGGCAGCATCACGGTGCAGGTCGCGATCGAGGAGGTCTACAACGACGAGCTGATGATCACTGAGCATCCGGTCGAGCAAGGGGCGCAGATCAGCGATCATGCGTTCAAGCGTCAGCCGGATCTCTCGATGCAGTGCGGCTGGAGCAACGCCGATTACGAAGCGCTGCTCGGCGCGGCAGAGGCGACGTTCGACGGCGGCGGCCTGCCGTCGGCACAGTACATCAACGCGATCTACTCGCAGTTGCTGGCGCTGCAGCAGGCGCGTACGCCGGTCGATGTCACGACAAGCCGCCGGATCTACCAGAACATGCTCCTGCAGGGGCTGCGGCTCACAGTTGATGCGAAGACGTCGAATGCGTTGATCCTGACGGTGACGGCCAAGCAGATCAAGATCGTGTCGACGCAGGTCACGACGCTGCCGCCGCGCGAGAACCAGGCCGATCCGGCGTCGACGGCCGAGACCGGGAACGGTGGCACGAAGGCCGCCATGCCAGCGACGCCGGCGCCGGGCGGCGCGGTGCCGCCGGGGAGTATGTGATGCCGAGTTTCTTCGAGATTCCGTTTTCGCCGCGCCCGGAGCGCTTCACCGTGACGTTGAGCGGGACCGACTATCGCCTGACCGTCCAGTACCGCAAGGCTGGCGGTGCGGGGTGGGTGCTCGACATTGCAGACGCCTCGGACAACCCGCTGGTGTCAGGCATCCCGCTGGTGACCGGCGTCGACCTGCTCGCGCAGTACAAGCACCTGGGGTTCCAAGGGCGCCTGTGGGTGCAGGGCGCCGCTGATCCTGACGACGTTCCGACGTACGAAGATCTTGGCATCGGATCGCATGTTTTCTGGGTTACAGATTAGGGTCGTCCGTTTCAAGGCCTCCGGATGTTGGCTTCGCGATGCCATATTCCTTTGCCAGGATTTCGGCGACCCTTCTCGCGATTTTCTCGTCTGTCGAGGACAGCCTGTCACTGCCGATTTTGGAGAGCAGCACGTATGACGCTGTTTCGCTGAGCAGCGTACTAACGCTCTTGCCGGACTCAACGGCGAGCTTTCTGAGCGCGATGAATTGCTCGTCAGATAGGTTCACGGTAACAACCCGGCCACGTTTATTTGGGTCTTCTTTTTCGATGTCATTCACGCTGCCTTCGCCCGTTTCGAGCCACTCGGGGAGCACATCCAACGCCTCGGCGAGACGCTGAATCATCTCCGGGCGAGGCTTGTTCTTCCCCATTTCGTAACGGGATAGCTGGGTTGGCGCTATTCCTACGCGAGCGGCCAGTTCGGCTTGGCTCAGCTTCAGGCCAGCCCGAGATCGGATGATACGCGCGCCGATGCTATCTTTTGTGTTCATAAAAGTACATGAAGGTATTGCAATGTACTTTGATGTACTCTATGATGAGCACATCAGGACATTTGATGACGGATGTGTACGGGAGTATAGACGATGGGCAGACAGCGTAGCGTGACCCTTGCGGTGAAGGTACGTCCGGAGGTTCGGGATTGGCTGATGGACGTTGCACAGCGGCAATTCAGATCTGTATCAGCAGAGGTTTGTATGCGCCTGGAAAGTGCATACCAAAAAGAAAACGCCCAACCGGCAGCAACCGGTCAGGCGTTGGTACAGCAGTGATCCACTAGCAAAGGAAGATCATGAAGAATGATAGCACGGCAGCAAACATTGGCAAGCCCGCGTCGACTCTGGTTGAGCGCCGGGTCATCGACCTTTCGAGCATGATGGACAATCAGGTGCGTTACATGCGCGCGCTGTTCATCGCCATCAAGGCGACGTCGGAAGAGTCGTCGAAGGTCGCCGTCGATCTGGCCGCGCTCGGTCAGTGGGTGGCAGAAAACGCCGAGGACTTCCTCGACGTGGGCTGCAAGGACGTTCTGTCGGCCAGCCGGGAGGTGCACTGATGAACACGCTCACGATCACTGGCGTTGCGATCCGCACCGACGCCGAAGGGCGGTACTGCCTGAATGACCTGCATCGGGCTGCCGGCGGCGAGAGTAAGCATCAGCCCGCATTCTGGATGCGGAACGCGCAAACCCAAGCCCTGATTGGGGAGATCGGCAACTCTGCAAATTTGCAGAGTTCACCGGTCGCCTCGGTCGAAGGCCGGGACGGCGGGACGTTCGTCGCGAAGGAACTGGTCTATGCCTACGCGATGTGGATCAGCCCAGCGTTCCACCTGAAGGTGATCCGGGCCTACGACGAGATGGTGTCGGGCGGCCAGGTCGCGGCGGCTCCGCTCCCGAATTTCGCGAACCCGGCCGAGGCGGCTCGTGCATGGGCTGAGCAGTTCGAGCAGCGAGCGGCGCTCGAGCATCAGAAAAAGGAGCTCGACGCCAAGATTGCCGAGCAGGCACCGAAGGTTGAGACGCTCGAGCGGATTGCTGATGCGGAGGGCTCGATGTGCATCCGTGATGCCGCCAGCACGCTCCAGATGCAACCGAGCAAGCTGACGGCGTGGTTGAGCGCGAATGGTTGGATCTACCATCGCGCCGGCAAATCCGGGTGGCTCGCGTATCACGACAAGCAGCAGGCTGGCTATCTGGTTCACAAGAGCACGCCCTACACGGATCGAGTGACTGGCGATGAGCGCGTCAGCGAGCAGGTGCGCATTACGATGCGCGGGCTCACGAGGCTCGGGGAACTGGTGCCACGCGATCAGTCACGCATGCGTCGAGCAGCGGGGTATGGAAGTCGCGAGAATCGCGGTTCCGCTGCACATTAATCGATTTGACGGCTCCCGTAGCGGGGCCGTTGTCCTTGGTGGATGCGATGGCTGAACAGTTTGGCCGTAAATTCTCACTCATCATCGGACAGGATGCCGGTGACGCGCTCGACCTGTCCGAGCTGCGGATCGTGTTTCGCGTGCAGCGGGGCGACCTGCAGACGCCGAACTCGGCGCGCATCCGCGTCTACAACGTTTCGGACGATACCGCCCAGAAGGTTGAGCGCGAGTATTCGCGAGTCGTGCTGCAGGCTGGGTACGAGGGCAATTACGGGATCATCTTCGACGGGTCTCTGGTTCAGGTTCGCCGTGGCCGTGAGAGCCAGACCGACACGTACCTCGATATCACCGCAGCTGATGGAGACATGGCGTACAACTTCGCCGTGGTGAACACGACGCTAGCTGCCGGCTCGACGCCCGAGGATCACGTGAAGGTGTGTACCGCCGCCATGGTGCAATTTGGCGTCGGCGAAGGCTATCGGCCTGATCTCGGTGGACGCCCTTTGCCGCGCGGCAAAGTCATGTTTGGCATGGCGCGTGACTATCTGGAGACGGTAGCGCGATCGACGCAGACGCTCTGGTCGATACAGGACGGAAAGGTGCAGATGGTGCCGGAAACGTCGTACGTGCCAGGGGAGATCCCGGACATTAACTATAAGTCCGGCATGGTGGGATTGCCTGAGCAAACTCAGAATGGCATCACAGTGAAGATGCTGTTGAATCCGGGCGTCAAGATTGGGCGACTCATCAAGTTGGATAATCGTAGCATTCAACGGTATGAGTTCAGTTTGAACAATCAACAGCAAGCCGAGAACGGTGCTATTGCTGGTCAAAACAAGATCAATAGCCCAGAAAAAACCGACGGCTACTACTACGTGATGACGAACGAGCATTGGGGTGACACGCGAGGCAATGACTGGTACACAGAAGCGATCTGCCTTGCTGTAGATGCCACCCCAATCGCTGTCGATTTGTTGGCCAAGGCTGAGCAGGGAATTTCGGGTCCCGTACCGCCTAAACTCAATGTGATCAAGCCGTATGGCTAACGAATCGATTTCTGATATTCATCGATATTCTTCCGAAAATCCTCGGGCGTAACCGCGGGCCCCAGCGCAGTTCCATCTCCATCGCGGTTGATGGTTGCTCTTACGAACGCCGTCAAAGATATGCCAGATATGATTTCCCCGGTTGGTCCGATAACAAATACTTCAGCTTTTGATGGATGAAGAGTGCGGCCCCAGCAGCCAATATCGGGGTGATCAGGGCGCAATTTGTTGTTGAAGATCGCCGCCATGCGCATGTTCTTTGCATTGGCAATCGGCAGCAGGCACGGATCCTTCGGCATCAGCGCATAGATCATGTTTGCTGCTGGGATCATTCCATACGCCGGCGGCTTGCTGGCGAGCACATAGGCCTCAGTATCGGCCGCTAATGCGTTTCCGGTGACTATGGTTGCCGCAATCGCCAAAATCGAGCTGGTCTTTTTCATTGGTTCCCCATGGATAGAAAAGAGCGAGTCGGCGACCCGCTAGCATCGCTGCGCGCGGTGTTGCGCGGACAGCGCTCGGAAATCTGGACGGCTTTGCCGGGTGAAATTCAGTCCTTCGACCCTGCAGCGATGACATGTAGCGTGCAACCGGCCATTAAGGTGCAGGCGAGAGGTCCAAGCGGCACGATCCAGAGCGTCGCGCTACCGCTTCTGGTCGACTGTCCGGTCCAGTTCCCTGCTGGCGGGGATTGTACGCTGACGTTTCCCGTGGCACCGGGCGACGAGTGCCTCGTCGTCTTCGCGTCGCGCTGCATCGACGCTTGGTGGCAGTCGGGCGGCGTGCAGGAGCAGGCTGAACTGCGCATGCACGACCTGTCGGACGGGTTCGTGCTGTTGGGCTTTCGATCGAGGCCGCGCGCGCTCGCCGGCGTCAGCGGCAGCTCGACGCAACTGCGCAGTGACGACGGCGCGACCTACATCGACCTGAACCCGACGCTGCAGAAGGTCAAGATCGTCGCGCCGGGCGGCTTTGATGTCGTCGCGCCGCTGTCGACGTTCTCGGCGGCCGTGACGATCACGGGCCTGCTGACGTTCGTCGGCGGCATGGTCGGCAGCGCGACGAGCGGCGCCGCCGCGGTGTTCAACGGCGTGATCCAGTACATCGGTCAGGTCTTCGCAAACGGCAAGCGCGTCGACGACACGCACACGCACCCGAACGGCAGCGGCGGCAACACCGGCCCGGTCAACTGAGATTCCCATGCGATACCGACAACTCGACGCTGACGGCGATTATGTCTTCGGCGGGGGCGCGGCCGACTTCCTCGCGAACACGCCCGAGACGGTGGCACAGGCCGTTCTGACTCGGCTGCGCCTGCTGCGCGGCGAATGGTTCCTCGACACGACGGCCGGCATGCCGTGGGCGACTGACGTGCTCGGCAAGTATACGAGCGGCAAGTATGACGCTGCGATCCGCACGTGCATTCTCGGCACGCAAGGCGTGACCGAGCTCGTCAGCTACTCGAGCAGCGCTGATCCTGAGACGCGCGTGCTGACGGTCACCGCGACGATCAACACCACCTACGGCACTACCACGGTACAGGCGACATTGTGACTCTCACGACCATCGCACCCACCATCGACGCGAGCGGCATCACCGCGCCGACGTACGCTGACGTGCTCGCGTATCTGCAGGACCAGTACCGGTCGATCTACGGTGCCGACACGTACCTCGAGCCGGACAGCCAGGACGGCCAGATGCTCGGCGTGTTCGCAAAGGCGATCAGCGACGTCAACTCGGTCGCGATCGCAATCTACCGGTCGTTCAGCCCGGCGACAGCGCAGGAGGACGCGCTATCGAGCAACGTCAAGATCAACGGCATCGCGCGCAAGGTCGCATCGTACTCGAGCGCCGATCTGGTGTTGGTCGGTCAGGCCGGCAAGACGATCACGAACGGCGCGGCGAAAGATAGCAACGGCGTGCAGTGGTTGCTGCCGGCCACCGTGACGATCCCGCCGAGCGGGACGATTACCGTCACCGCAACGTGCGCGTCGATCGGCGACGTGTCCGCGCGCGCTGGCACGATCAACCAGATTGCAACGCCAGCGCTCGGCTGGCAGTCGGTGACGAACCCGGCGGATGCCGCCGAGGGCGCGCCA